GTCATATGTTTTTCCCCATAAAAAATCCGTTCAGGTTTTGTTATTGCAAATCCTTTGTCTTTCAATGCTTCATTGCGGTGATGGTTTTGTATTGCGTCACGTTTGCGTTTGTATGCTTGGCCCCTTCGACTATTGCATGGTAGGCAGGCTGGCACCATTTCATCATGTGATCCACCGCGATCTAGTTCAATCAAATGGTCTGCGGTTGTTGCTTCGTTGCCACACCAATGGCATGGTGGATTGTCTGCTAATAGCGCTGCACGTTTGCGTTTGTATTCTGCTGTGTCGTATGGGGTGCTGGGTCTTGTCATTTTGCTCACGCGCCTTCGGCTTGTGCTAGCGCGCGCTTCGCGCTTGCTGTCGTTTCTAATGGTAGAGCATTAGGACGGGCTTGTGTTTGTTGTGTTTGTTTTGTGTATGTCTGTTGTTTGTTTTCGTGCCAGGGCATAGATGTGATTGCCCCACCCACGGGGTTGCCCTAACCCGTACCCATGATTTTTCTATGACGATTGTTTACGCCTTGCCAGATCGCTTTGCCTGACCCATTTCGTGTTGCATGTTTCAAGGCGCGACCTACTACCCAGGTTCCCCTGTTTACTGCCCACCCCATGCAAACGGGGAACACACGTGATGCTGGCTAGGGACAATACCCAGACCCGACTTAGTCCGCTACTGGTTGGGTGCGACCCTTAGCGGATACCAGCGTTATGAAGTTGTTATTGCTTAGAAATTAGAAAATCTACTAGATCGGTGTACGGCACAAACAAATCAGCAGCGGCCGTGTACACGGTGATGTCAATTTTGCGTTTGCTGTCAAAGGTTCCGTCCACGTCCCATTTGTCGAATGTCGCCCGTGGGGACAGGCACCAGATGTTCGCGGTCTTTTTGCACACCATCACATAGGCCAACGGTTTCACCGTTTTCATGTCATAACCATATTTAGTGTCCACAAATAACGGGTCATAAATCAACTGGCCATTGTCATCACAAATGTGGGTGCGCGCTTTCACCTCTAAAGGTTTATCTGTCCACGGCAGGCAAATATCCTTTTCGTGGCGTGTAATCCAATCCTGTGTGCGGTCTTTGGGTGGCTCTGGTGTCCAGCATTGCACCCCGCGCAATTTCAGGCGGTCTGCAATAATGCTGGCCCAATATGCACCCTCACTAAAGGCGGCAGGATAATCAAATGTCATAGTCATTGGTGCGGGTTGCTCAACATGTAAAGCACATATTCCATGTCTGATGGTTTCCACACCGCGGAATACACGCCAGCCTGTTCAAAGGCCAATAGCCAGCGTTTTTGCAATGGGCTGGTTTTGCCTTTTTCGCTTTTCAATTCGATAGCCAAAATCTTTGCGCCCGTAGGGTGAATAAGTAGCAGATCAGGGAAACCAGCATCACCCTGGACGTGTGTGGCCCATGCGCCGCGCCTGTTCATCGCTGGCAGGTCATGGTGAATGAGCCAGCCATACCGTTTGGCTACACCAATAACCAGGTCTTTGAATTCTGTTTCAGTCACGGTTTTCTGCTAACCATTCCCATGCAGCGGCCAATTTTTGCCATGTTTCACGGCTGGCTTCTAGCGTTTCACAGCGCTTTTCTAGTAACGCTTTTTCAGCGCGCAATGTGTCAATCACACCGCGCAAATAGTCAACTAATTCAACAGGTGTTGCACCGTTTTGTTTTTCGTCAAAAACGCTCATTTCAATGCTTCGATCACGGCGCTTGCCTCATGGGATTTCAATAGTTCTAACACAGCATCATCACGGTTGACGGTGCGCTGAATGAATTGCAACAAATTCAAATCGTCCATGTTTGCGTCCTTTGCCAGTTTTTTGATGTAACCCAATTGCTTAGGTGTAGCAAATGCACCAGAAAGAACGTTAACCTGCGCGCTAGAAGCCACCTGACCACCTTGGCGTTCTACCTTTTGCATTTCTTCACGCGAAGGCCGTTTGCCTTGTGTTGCAAATCCCATGTTGGCTAGGCATCTGCCCAAACTAGACGTTTCACAATTTTCGACAAATGATGTGGCATTTACGCCGCGGTCTGTGTGAATTTCGTGCGCGTACCCTGTGGCTGTTGGGTGTGCATCATCGCGGTGTTTCCAGATCACGCTGCGAACAATGCAGGTGTCACCGTCATAGTTCATCAATGTGGTTTCAACGCGCCCGTCTGGGTATGTTTCCCAAAATCGGTTCAACCGTGTTTCTACGGTTTCGTAATTGGATAGGTCAAATGCCATTGGTGTTTCCTTCTGTCTGTTTTCTAGTTGTTCTCTGCGTTTCGCATCGCTTCGAATGTTGTTTGATGTGTAGGAATTGTATTTGGAACGCTCTACTGATGTGTAATAGCGGGCCATTGGTTTACAGTTCGCCGCCCAGTTCCTCTATGCAACGCAAACATGTTTCTGCATAGATTTCGTTGCCTGACAAATCAAAATCGGTTTTCATTACTTTCAACGTGCGGATCAGGTAATCATCGCGTTTTGGTTTTGCAACATGTGCTGGCCTGCAAATATCATCAATGAGTTTCATCATTGCGTGTGTTTGTGGTGTTACTTGCAGATCAATTTTGTCTGTAATCATTTTTCGTGTTTCCTCTGTCATGGAATTTTCGGTGAATGTTGGTTCGATCATTTGGCTGTTCGCCAGGGTGACCAACCTGAGCGTGTCCAAATAATCAAACCTGCTTTCAGATTAGTTGGGGCGTGTAACAGGTTTTCGCATGATGTGATCAGGCCTGCTTTTTGTAGGTAACTGTTTGGGCCTTTGCACCAAAATGAGTTGACTTGCAAAAGACCATAGGATTGTCCCACGGTGTCTTTTTTGTTGTGTGCGTTTGGTATGCAGCGGCTTTCGCGGTGCATCACAAGTTCAAGTTTTTGGCGCTGTTCAATAGGCCAACCCAAATTGACGGCCAGCGCGCTGAATTGTTGGCAAATGGTGGCTGATGGGTTTATGTAGAAAACCGTGGTGGCCGTGGACGTGGTAGTAGTTGGTTCGATTAGGAACGGTGCCAGCGCAATGGTGGTGCTAGGTGGCTCTGATTGGCCATTTAGAGGCCCTAGGGCAAGCGCGAAACCTGCTACTGCTGAAATGATGCCTGCCACAATTTTGGTTGCTGTAATCGTCATTTTTTCTCCAATTGGTATGGAACGCCCCAGGTGTCCCCAACGGCGTTTTTGAATGACAGTTGGGCATGCAACACCTGTTGGGTGTCTGGGTCACGAAAAATTTGCACTAACACCATTTGGTTGGTTTCCAAACTGGTGGTGTAAACCTCATAGAAATATGTTTTTGCGTCAGCCATGTCTGCGTATCCTTCTGTCAGGGATAAGACCACCCTACGGGGCGGGTGTTGCTTGGTCAAGCATTAGCGCTGGCGGGGTTTTATCGCCCACAAAATAGAACCAATGCCACGGTTCAGCGGGCATTACCTCTAATGACCAGCCGTATTTTGGCGCGTTTTCGCATAGCCATTTCCACAGGATCGGATCAGCGGTTCCAGCAATATCGACTGCCAAACCCAGATTGTGTCGTGATGATCCAGGTGCAGCCAATGGGGCGTTGCCTGGCTTCAAATAGTATTTGCGGCCTTCCCACGTTCTAGTTGATGCGCCTGCAATTGGTTCCAATGTGTAGCGCTGAAGGAAACCAGCCTTTTGTTGGGCTAATGATCGGTAGGTATCGCCAGCGCTGGTTGGTTTGAATTGTTTGATGCCTGACGCAAACGCGGCTTGACGCATAGCCACCCAACTAGCGGCTGCTAAATGATGCAATTTTCCAAATGGTTTGATTTCGCGCAATAGGTTCATTGGCAATTCACCTGGTTTGCAATGCGCCAGATCGGCTGGCAATACCAGTTTTCTAATCGGTGGTTGCACTAGATCCAGGCTTTGATTTCAGGCCATTTGATGCCACAAGGCCAGACAGGGTGCCTGTAAGAAATACCAGCAGGGTGCTAAGTAGGTCAATTAGTTGTGCGTCTGTTGGTGCCTGCTCTGTTGGCTGATCCACAAACAAAATTCCATAGATGAACGCCATGACCGTGAAGGTGAAACACAAGGCCATCAAACGGCCTACAAAAACAATCAATGAAGCATGGTGTTGTTCTGGTGTTTTAGTCACAGGCGGCCTTTGTGAAACATTGATATTCGATATTAGTTTTTGAAACGGTGCAACCACTACAACCCCACATCACTACGGCGATTAGTAATGCGTACCCCAGCAATGCGCGCCATTTCATTATGCAAGCAGCGCGGCCACATCATCTGCTGTCAAACCCAATTTGGCAAGAACAGCGCTTTTTGCTTCGTCTTTTGCCTGTTGACCGTCTTCAATTTCTTTTGTGGCGCGGGCACGTTCAGCAGCAATTTCCACTACCTCTTGCGGTGTTGCTTGACGGTCAACACCATTGTCATTGACTAATTCGCTCATATCGCTTTGCTCATTCCATAAACGGTGTATTGGCCAGAAATGGTTTGGGTTTGACCTTTGAAGGTAAAACCGTCAAATGCTGTTGAACCAGTAAAACTTGAAATGCTTGAATACATAAAGTTTCCATTGCGGTTTGATTGGCTCAATGTGGTGGTCGGCGCGGCTGTTGCTGGTGTTTGCACAAGAATTGAAAACGCTGATCTAGTTGTTCCCCAGTCGCCAATGTACGCAAAGGTACCGCCCGTGGCGTTGTTGCCGCCGATTGTTGCACCGTTCGCTGACATGTACTGGTAGTTGTAGTTTGACGCGGTATTTGTTGCACCGCCAACGCGCCAATTCAAGAACACAGCATCGTTTGCGGCAGCCGTACCTTCCGCGACAATCAAATATGTGTCATATGCGGTTGTGAAAACGCTATCCACAAGTACTGCTGCGCTGGTTGCAAATGTGGTTGTGGCTTTCACAACGTACATTGCAGAAGCGCTTTGCCATGCGGTTCCAGAATACTGTTGAAGGGTGTTGGTTGCTTCGATGTAGGCGTACTGGCCCTGGGCTAGCACCTTTTCGCCACTACCTGAAAATGCGGCATCGCGCGTCACGGTTGTCGCAAATACAGGTACGCCACAGTTGACGTTGTCCATTTGCGCGGCCGTCAAAATTTGACCAGCGGTAAAATCGTAGGTTGTGGTAACTGCGTTTGCGCCCATAATGATCCTTATCCTAAAGCATTTAGTCCGTCTAGTGTGCCATATGTTGCATTGTCCAAAATCAATTCGTAAACAATGGTGGTTGGTACTGTTGATAACAAAATGCTGTGCCCTGATGCCACGCTAATGTTGTGTTCAATGCCTTCAACGCTTAGTTCTTGGGCTAATTGACTGGTTCCAGCACCGCTAGGGAATGTCTTTTCCACCGTAATTGTTTGCCCAATTTCAATGTTTGCCACCGTGTCGCGTTGGGCTGTGGTCAACATTAGGAAATCGGTTTCTACGCTTGTGTAGCGGGCCTCTGGGTCTGGGTTCAGCAGATAGTTTGCAGCGGTGGCAATTTGTCCTGCATCGTGTAGCAGGCTGTTTGTGATGCTGTTTGTTTGAATGAAATATGTGGCTATTGATGCCAAATCCTCATCAATTGCGCTGGTGCCATTTAGGCCTGTGACTACGGTGCGGTTTACCACCGCATCTGCTTCAAATGAAATTCCTACGCCGTTGTATGGAATGTTTGTTCCATCATCATGGAAATCTGCAACGCTTCCTGAAAGGCTGTTTCCGATGCGATTTTGGAATGTCAGTTGGCCTTCGGCGCTCATGAACAGGCGGCCAAATTCTGCGGTGCTGTTGATCTGGCTGATGTATTGCAATACGTTTGTTCCAGCAGGGACGGTGTAGGCGCTGTCGTGTCCTAGATCTACGGTTCCTGTTGCAATGTTTCGGTCTGCCAACGGGAAATCAACCTCTGGCAAATTCAATACAGTTTGAATTCGTGCGCCTGATAATTCGGCTGATGGGTTGAATTCGTCTAAATAGGTTTGGGCCAGCAAATAGAATTGGTCAGCGCAATAAACGGTGACTGTGTCAATTCCGCCTAACGCAAAGTTGTAGTCATAGTTGACCACATATCCTTTGAACAGGTAGTGGGCGGTGTTGGTGCTGTCGTATCGAATGAGTTTGACCTGACGCATTGGCGCCAAGCCAGGTTGTGCTTGCGCGGTGTCCCAATAGGGCGAATTTTGATCAAACGGATTGAATACACCGCCCGCCAATGTGTCGTTCAATGTGAATGACATTGTGCCAGCGCTAAATTGATCACCAATGTCACGCCGCCCGCGTTTCACGCTGATGCCTATGCAACCGTCCATGACGCTGGCAAATTCGCCGTCACCGTCCAAAACGTATTGGGTATTGTCTAATAGGCCTTTTGCTGCATCATCTAATGTGAACGCGTTTTGTTGAAAGCCTGTGGCTATTTGCAGGTCATAATTTCCGCTATCAATTACAGCAACGCCTGGCATCACGCCACCTGAATGTTCGCTGGGCCAGCGCTTCGATTGTAAGCGCGTATCGCGTTCACTACGGCCTGCCCTATTTCGGCGCTAGTTGATAGTCCGCCGTTGACGTTTACGGTCACGCCGCCCATGCCACCCATTTTGGATAATGGGACTACGGCCTCTGGGCCTGCTTCACCAATCATGGCAAGCGTTGGGCCTGTAACAATTCCGCCTTCAGCAAGCAATGGAATGTTTGGAACATCAAATCCTTTACCGCCTAACCCTGGCACCCATGACGGAAATTCGAATGACAATTTGCCAATAGTGTTATTCCATAGTTTTGCAATGCCGTTGAAAATTGATTTGTAGATGTTTAGAACAGCGGTCAAATATGTTTTGATTGCGTCAAAACTGAATTTGACACCTGTGGTTATTGCATCAAATACTGTGTCAACGATTTTGCGGACACCATCAAATTTGAAATACAGCGCGGTCAAAATGGCGATCAGCGCGACCACGGCCAACACCACCAGGGTGATTGGGTTGGCAAGTAGCAAGGCGTTCCATACTGCTGTCAGCGCGTTTGTAATCACTTGTATGGCGTTATAAACCTTCAAGGCGGCATTGACAGCCAAAACCGCTAACGCGATGCCACCAATAGCCCCAGCGATTACCAGAAACGTGGTGGTGTTTTCCTGTGCAAAAGCACCAAAAGCGGTGAGCAATGGCAACACTTTTTCGATTACGGGGATTAGTGCCGCGCCAATGTTTTCTTTTGCTTCCGCAATGGCTATTCCAAATCGTTTCATTTGGCCTTCGGCGGTGCCTGCTGCTTGGGCTGTCGCGCCACCAAATGTTCCACCCAGCACGTTCATGATGGTGTTCAGGTCTGCACCGTCTTTGATCAGCGCCGCCATTTCTGGTGAAAGCGCTTTCAAGCCTTTCATGTTGCCCCCATAGGCCTTCGATAGCGCGTCAGAAACGGTTGCTAAATCTTTGCCCGTGGCCGTGGAAATATCCATTGCCAGGGCTAAACCTTCTTGTGCTTTGCCAATGTCTTTTGTGCCGCGTACAAGGCTGGCTAGGGCAGGTCTCAAATCATCGTCAGCAACACCGCTGGCCAATGACATTTTGCTAATCATGTTTTCCGTTGCAGCAATTTGTGCATCAGTAGCGCTGGCAGAAATGTTGAGTGTGCGCGCTAATTCAACTTGTGCGGCCTGATCTTCCATGGCGGCTTTCGTGGCACCAGCCAACGCATAACCCAATGCACCAACAGCGGCAGCGGCAGGCAAAGCGGCCTTCTTGACGGCGTAACCAGCCTTCGCGCCAGCGCCTTCAAGGCTTTGAAATTCCTTTACAGCCTTATCTAGGCCTTTGCTGTCGAATTCTGAAATGATCGGAATTTTGATTGCCATTACATCACCAGGTTTCTATTGACAGCGTCCATTACGCGTCCAACCAATTCAACCATGTTTTGTTCCACAGCGCCCGCATTGCGGTCATAGGAAGGCCACATGACGCGCGAAGGCAAACCAAATTGCAATGTCAGGGCAGAAATGAAACGTGCGCCCTGAGCGTTAGATCCGCCCTGTTTGCCTGCCATGTCAATGATTGATGCAGCAGGGTCTTTTTGAACAATTGCAATGGTGCTTGAATTGCGTTTGCTGGTATCTACTTTGACACCAATACCGCGCTGGGCTTTTTGTTGGCTGTAAGGAAATTTTTGGTTTCCCCGCTGTGTCCATTTGCGTTCCATACCAGACAGCAGGCGCGGCGGATAACTGGCCTTTGCATCATCAATGGCAGGTTTGGCCAATTCCTTTGCTTCTTTGCCAATGCGTTTGCGTAAATCGGGGTCAACCTGGCGCAATTGTTTTAGCGCTTCTTTTAGTCCGTAAACCTCAATCTGTGCCGTGGCGCTCATCGTTTCCCTTTGTTTTGCTTATTCAACACAGTAATGACTGTTTGCAAATCGCGGGTGTCAAATTCGATATGTGGCGGCCACCAACCGACAGCCACCAAAACTTCGGCTAGTTGGCGGCGGTAGGTGCCGCGTCCGTAGGGTTTGGGTCTGTTGTATCCACCGCTTCAATGTCCATGTCTGGGTTTTGTTTCAACCATTCAGACCATGTGGCTGGCATGGTTTCGCCTGCCAATTTGTACAAATGAAACGCCCAACAAACCATGTCATTGACACCGATACCACGGCCATCAGATACTTTGCGGTTTTCTGATTTTTCCCATTCGCTGATCACCAACAGATTTGTGGTTACCTCACGCGGCGGGGTGTTTTCGTTCAGCGTGATACGCAATTTGATTTTCATTTCAATCCTTCCGTCTAGTTTGTGTTATTGAAATTTATGCGGTTGTGTCAACGCTGTAAACACCGCCCTGGAACGTGAGATCCACGGTTGTGAGTTCGCCTAGCGATGCGTTGACTACTGGCAGGCTCTCTAAATAGGTGTCTGTCAAAATAAAACCTGGGTTGGTTCCGCTGTCACCTGATCCGTATGCAGGATTTACCTTTACGGTGCATTTCGTTCCAACCAACGCTGACAATGATGCGTAGGTTTCTGTCGCTGCATAGGACATGTACATCGTCACGGTCAATTCATTGTTTTCCAATCCGCCCGTGTAGGTGCGTGATCCCGTACCAAATGCTGTGTCCTCTAACGCTTCGACTGTGCGCGTCAATGTTGCTGCGGTGGTTTGATCGGTCAAATCAACAATTGATCCAATGGCTGCGCCAATTTGGACTTTTGGATTGCTCAACAGGGTGCTGGTTGCCATGTGGTTTCTACTCCTTAGGTTTGGTTTTTACTTTAGATGGTTTAGGTGCTTTGTCGGTGGATTGTCTAATAAACCCGCCCGCCAACAAATGATCCACATTGTCATCACCTGGGTCAAATTCGTCACCTGGTGTTCCTAGACGTGGGGAAATGATCACATATTTCATGCTGTTTGCGCCTGTTGCATTACGATCAATTCATAGCATGGCAACATTACGCCGCCAATGTCAACGGTGGTTGGACGGCCCGCGGTGACGGATCCAACGCCTGCCAGAACGCCTGCGGTGAGGTTGAGCAGGTTTCGCATTGCGTGAAGGTTTGCTGGCCACATTGAAATGATCTGTACGGGCCAACTGATTTTGACAATGTTGTAGTTCCATGCTTCGAATGAGCAGGCCCCAATAAAGGCGCATGGCGGTACAAGGTTTCGGGGATCGGTGACCACTTGCAAACCTGTGATGGTTTCCAATTTGGTTTTTAGATCGTCCAGCGCCTCATTGAACAGGTCTGTGTATGCAACTGGCATCAGGCCACCTGCGGGCGTGAGATACCTAGCAACTGCTTGATGATCGGGGAAAGGCCTGTGGTTGGTGCTGTGCCCATTTCGCTGAATGATGCAAACACATCAATTGATCCGCGTTGACGGTATAGCGCGCCACCGTATTGGATTGTTCCCAGCGTCACGTCACCAGACGGGCTGGTTGTAAGACTGTCAACATAGCCCGCTTCTTGCCGTCTGCGATAACAAAACGCGTTTGCGGCTGCGGCGCATTGGGTCAAAAATGTGGTGTCTGCTGCGGTAGCGGTGCCGATACCTAGCCAATCCTCAATGTTGCCTGCGGTGATCCATGTGCAAACAGGGTTATATGCAACGGTGCCTGATGCTGCAACGCGTTCAACATCGTTAGCGGTTTTCGCGTATAGCACCTGATTTTGAATTGGTATTTCGTAGTCATACAGCAAGTCACCTTGCGTATCTACACCAATGAACAGGTGTTGGGGTAATGCCACCACCGATACTGTGCCGTTGAATGTTGCATCAACACCAGCAACGGTGATGGATTGCCCTACTGCAATTTCATTGGGGGTGAGTAATTGCAGTACTGCGTAATTGTCAACCAGGTATTTGTTGGTGACTGTGTAAGTAGCCATGGCGGTTAGGCCGCCTTTCTACTAGGCCTGGGTGATCTTGCGGATCATTCCACCAATTGCTGCGAAGGTTGAAACGTAGCCATGGAATGACATTGTGCGACCCAAAACAGCAGGCGCTTCCAGGCTTTGCAACCCGCGGATACTTTCGTAGAATTCGAAGGCATCGCCTTGGCCTTGACCAACGCGGGTGATGATCATGGTTTTTGCAGCAAAGTTGCTGTCAACTACCAATTGCAGACCCATTGGGGTGCCGTTCCATGATCCAGCGCTTGATGATCCCAATGCGTTTTGACCCGTGAGGCCTGCGCCGATGAATGGGAACAATGGGCGCTTGCTGCTGTCAACAAGTTGGCCAAGTTGTGCCCAAACGTCAACGGAAACAAACATGTGTGTCGGCATCCAGTTACGGCCTGATGCAACGTCATTTGCTGCGTCATAAACTGACTTCAACAAATCCTCTGGGGTTCCGTCCCACACACCAGATGAGTTTGCTGCTGCAAGCAAGTTATCGGCTGCAAAATTGTCCGATGCGATCATGTATTCACCCATCAAGTCATTCAAAATCAATGACATTGCTTCAGGTGACGTAAACGAAATATCTTGTGCGCTCAATGTCACCTGGCCAGCCAGCGTAGTTTTGCTGACCGAATTCGCCGCAATGACCATTGTGGTTGCAGATACTGCTGACAATTCTGTTGATTGTGTTGCAACGCTTGTGTGTGTCGTAATCGTTGGACGAACAAAAGTTTTTTGCTGGCCGTTATCTGGGTAAGCGCGCGCGCCTAATGCTTCGACTACTGGACGAATAAAGTTCAGGTCTTGAACCAATGGCCCAAGTACTGGAACAGGTAGCAAACCTGGGGTGTCGGTGGTAATCACATCACCAGCGGCTGCCTGCAATGCAGTCTTTTTTGATGCGGTGTATTCCGCAATTGCTTTGTTGATGTTTGCGAATGTGTCGCCACCTGTGTGGTAAGCGGCCATGTATTCGCCTGCTGATGGCAAAACAAATTCGCGCTTTGCCTGTGCAAAAATTGGTGCGGTTGGGATTGTTGCTTCAACTGCTGGTGCTACTGGTTCGGACATTTCTGTTTCCTTTTCAATCGGTTCCTGTGTTTCAGTATTGCTGATTTCCTCTGGCTCTTGGTGGATACTTGCAGCCACTTGTGAGATGTTAGCCATGTCCCCAAATGCGCCGATTGGTACCAGGCTTAGTTCCTGCCATTCGGCTGCTTCGATGATCATGGTGCCTGCCTCATCGTAAGAAAATTTGGTTGGGTTTACGCCAACGCTGACCTGGTCAATGGTGCCGTCCGCGGCCATTACTAGCGCGTCATTGCCCAATGTGGTGGCGCTAATTTTGGCTGTGAACATCATGCCCTGTTCGGTGTCCACGCGTTCGGTGACCACACCAACTGGCATTGAGGCATCGTGGTACATGAACAGGCGTGGTGCTTTGCCTTCAACTGGCAGCGATCCTGGGCGGAAAATAACCTCTGTGCCATCGCTGACGCGGGCAGGCACGTTGTAGGGAACGGCGGTTCCAGAAATTGATCGGCGTGGCTGTTCGCCTTGCGCTGCGTCTAGCGTGAAATCGCCTGCAATTAGTTTGATCATCGGTTTGCTAACTCCTCTTGTGTGTTTTCCTCAATAACTGTTTCTGTGCTGTCCATTTTGTCTGCCATAAAGTTTTCCTCTAGGTATTCATCAGCATCAAATTCGACATATGTGCCACGCGGTAAAACATTATCCATTGACAGCGCGCCCGCGATGGCATCTGCATATAGTTTGACACCAAACAGGTACAGATCCGCGCGGGCCTGCTGGCTTGATTGGTATGAGTACGCGCCAGTTGCTACGCCTACAAGGTATGGCGGTACGTTTGCTAGGCGTGACATTTCCAGCGCCTGATATTGGCTGGCTTCAATCAACAGCATTTTGTCAGGTGTTGCAGCGGTTTCTGTGTAGGTCAAATATTGGTTCAACGCTGCGGTTTGGTTTGTTGCCCGCGCTGCATTGAATTGTGCCGCTAGGTCTGATAATTCCTGGGCGCTTAGCGGTTCGCTGTTTTCGGTTTGGCGCAATATGCCAGCAGGAATTGATGATGATGCGTTACGGTTTCGCGCTGCTTCCAACTTCAACGCGGTATCAATTGCGTTCGGCGCGGAATAAACCAAACCCTGTTCAGGTGACAAAAACTGCACAAGGTTTGCTGGGTCAATTTCACCGCCCTGAAAATACACTTGTGTCGAAGGCGCAAACCAGACGGGTGGTGCCATGTCGGTGGTGGTAATTGATCCCGCTGGTAAACGTGTGAATGATGCAGGGTAACCATCAGCGGTTCGGCTAGTGATGTACCAAAATGCGCGCCCGTAAAACAGCAAATCGTCAAGCGTCCACGCCATCAAAAACTGGTATGAAACAGATGGATCTGGGCGGCGTAACCATGAACGCGGTGCAATGTACACCTTTTCCATTTCATCGCCATTCCACATTTCGTTGTACATTTTCAATGGCATTGATCCAATAACTGATTTGAAAAGTGAGTTTGCGCGGTTGATCGTTGGCACCGATACCGCGGCGTTTCTTTGTTCGCCTTCGCGGTAGGTGTAGTACTGGCCGATCATGTTCACGCCAACATTCGATGATGAATAGCCTGGCGAAAATCCGCCTGCCACCGCTGGTTCACCTACATGAGTAGAAATTGCAGCCTGTTTGGTGCGCGAAAAAATAGCCATGCGTCAAGCATTACACACATTGGGTTGTTGTTGGTGACACCAGGCTATGCGAAACCCGACAGAAGGCGAAGGCCAGCCTGGTGCCGTTTTCATATTAGCCATTTGAAACAACCATCATGGGTTTGCCACCTGTTTTTGGTTTGCTAGTCAACGCCGCTGCAAACACCGCTAGGCGTGCTAATTCGATTGGGCCACTTGAACGTTGTGATGATAACGCTATGGATCCTTGTGACCTGACTGCTACCGCGCGCCCGATATGTTCAGCCAGCATCGTTTCGCCTGTATGCACTAACAGTTTTTGGCGGATCATTTGGCGAACGGGGTCTGTCCATTTCAAAATTTCGCCGTATCCCACGATTACTTTTTTGCGTTCTAAATGCAACGGCCAATGCAGATCAATGGACGGGGTGATAGCAAATTTGATGGCAGGGTTTTGGTTTAGGCGCTCTACATGTTCCATGACTTGCGCGTAGGTGTCCACCATGAATTCAACGGTGATGGCGGTGCGTCCGTCTGGTAGGGCTACGGCGCGCAAACCAAAATAGCGTGTTTCGTCCACGCTGTTTTCAATGGCCACGGTGCCACCGTCAGGAATATCGCTTTCGAATTTGAGTGATTGCCACAGGCCTGGTGTGAGCCAGCCTTGATCTGATGCCACCCACAGGTTGCATGATGCGCGCAAAAATTGGGTTCGGTCTGGGTTTTCGCTTTCCGCTGTGATCGTTTCCATGGTCAACGTGTGGCCCAATGCTGGGTTTCCCCATGCCCATGCAGCGGGGTTCATTGGGTCTAGGTCTGGTGGTGGTGACCATTCGGCAAAATACAGGTTGCCTGTTTTTTGTTGGTCAATCATTCGCAATGCCTGTTCCCGCCATTTGAGGAAGGCGCGCGAATTTTCTGTGCCAGCCGTTGACCAGCAGGAAAGCAAAGGCGATTTTTGGGCGCGCATTGCAGGCAACAGACCGCCGTCAATTGCTTCGCTTGAAATGTCCCAGATTTCATCAGCCACAATCAGGTTGGGGCTGGTGCCGTGACCAACGGACGGCCCAGCAGCGCGCACGATCCAACGGGATCCATCTGGCATGGTGACGCTGTTACGCCCGTAAGAGTGTGAAACCTTTGCACCAAATTTGGTTTCAAGGATTGGGGCCAATTCGTCAAACAGCATTACGCCTAAATCAAGCCTGTGGCTTACAGATAGCACCAATTGTTTCTTGCCTCTGATAATCGGCATTTTTGTGAGCCACCAACCTACCAACGTCATTAGGGCAACGGTTTTTCCGTTTTGGCGCGCTGTTGAAACCAGCGAAATTCGCTTATGTACATTCAAATCATCCTCATGAACTAACTGGTTGGTCCAAAAC